AGTCAGCCTAAGCCCAATACGTTTACTACCGGTTCACGTAATGCTAAGCCTGGTGGTATCGCAGCAAGAGGTTCTCAACTGGAATCATGGGCAATGGGAAAGCAAGCACAAGTAAGGGCACAGAGAGGAACAGGCAATTAAGCTATTTTTTGGTGGTTCGCACCTTCCAACATATAGGAATTTAATAAAAGAGACGGGAACTCCTTGGAGTTCCCTGTCTTATTTGGGATTACGCAAGAGAACCAACTTCAATAATCCATGGAATGTCAGTAAGTATTTTCCTCAAGAACACTCACTGTTCGTGGATTCAGGCTGTCAGGTTCTCAATTCGGCAAAAGAACAGAAGTATTCAAATGAAGAACTCAAGGAGATAGCGGAGCATTATTATGGGTGGGTGGCTGACAATATCAACGAACTCGAACTCTACTCGGAATTCGACGCTTTACAGTTGGGTGACCACTATATTGAGAATCAACGGGAATCCCTTAGAGATGTCCTATTCGACAAGTTCTTACCAGTCTGGCACCCAAAAGCCGGTGATAAGCAAGTGGATGATTTGTACGAGCTGGGAGAACGATTCGGAAAGGTTGGAATTGCTCAGACTCATCTCAACGGAAGAGATCTTGTCCTTGTGCTCAATAGAATGGCATCACGGGGGATTGAGCTTCACGGATTAGCCATGACCAAGCAGGATATTATGCAGGCGGTCAACTGGACGTCTGTGTCTTCTACTTCCTGGGTTTCCCCACAAAAGTATGGTTCCACATTCGTCTGGTCCCATAATCAATTAAAAAGCTATTCGAAGGATCAGAAGGAACAGGCAAGACGTAAAGAAAGATTCGTTATCGAAGCTGCTGGTTTCGATATGGAGAAGATCCTGAAGGATGATCCTAAGGAACTATTACGTCTGTCTTTGTGGTCCTGGTCACAATTTGTAGGGTCAATTAATGCTAAATCCAATAGAGGAGTAACTACAAAGGTGGAAATGCCTGAAGAGGATAACCTGGAAAACTACGATGATGAAGTTGGTGGTGTCATTGAGCCAGTACGTAAGACACTACCAACTGTAAATCAGAGAGATCCTAAGCAGAGAGTGCTTATTCCACTCATTGATCTGGAAGAAAATCTAGAGAAGAGACGTAATCCGCACAGTGGTGAACTTGAAACTGTTGCTTCACCCAAACTAAAGAGTCGCAGTGACTCCATGCGCCTTTGTGACACCTGTTTTCTTGCCCAGAAGTGTCCTATGTTTGAAGAAAACTCAACATGCGCGTATGATATTCCTATTACAATCCGTACCAAGGATCAGGCTCAGGCACTTATGGATACCTTGGTAGAAATCCAGACTCAGCGTGTATTGTTCATGAAAATGGCGGAAGACGCTGAGGGAGGACATGCAGATCCTATCCTTTCCAACGAAATGGATCGCCTGGTCAAGATGGCCAAGACCAAGCACGAAATGGAACAGGAAGGGTTCTCCCTTACAATAAGTGCCAAGCAACAAGGGCAGCCTGGAATTGTGGATAAAATCTTTGGCAGTATGGGAGATACTTCAACCTTACGACAGCTAGAAGCGCCACAAGATCCTCAGAGTATTGCTAACCAACTGGGAATAATTGATGCAGAAGAAGTATTCTAATAGATATGGACAGTAGTAACTATCAAATGACTGAAATAGAAGAGTTTAACACTGATGAGTATTTTGACGAGGAATCAGATTTCTTGTTGGAACATGAATGGGAAGATACTCCTATAAAATGTAACGCTTGTTTTGGAACAGGTTTAGATCGTTATGAAGATGTCGACTGTATAGAGTGCTGGGGTGACGGTTATGTCTGAGGAAATTGATGTATTCGACAGTATGGTTGATGATCTCCTTCATGGGGAAGGTTTAGTGGCAGAGTTTGATTCAGGTCTTGTTCTGTCTGCCTATGATCTGGACAGAATCGGCATAACTATTGACGAGCCGAATCATATGACAGACATTGTTATCTCAGGGGAAGAGCTTGAATACCTCCATCTTTTCCTTGAGGCTCTTCATGCTGCCCGTCATTCAGTAAAAGATATGGACTGGGATCAGTTATTGTCCTGAAAACCCAATCGGAATTCTTAACATAAGCTAAATAGAAATAGCCACAGAAACCTTAGCGGAATCTGTGGCTATTTCTATGTGCTAATTAAAGTGGAATTGTCTCTGGAGTACTCTCAACCCAGACCCAGATATATTTCTCATCCCTGGACCAAGCAGGCTCAGAGTCGTACCAGGCCTTGGGTTCCATAATTGTTTTAACCATATACATTTCAGAAAGGATATCGATCAGCTTTTCCTGTTCAAGCTTGGTCATCTGTACTAGAACATTCTGGAATGGCATCTGATCATGAAGCTCCCTGTGGATCATGAGAGCATCAGCAATGTCTGACATGCTGTACATATGTCTCCTAAGTCGGAGTTGTCCCCTTTGTCTGATTCAGGTAAAAGGGGTCGGCTGGTTTGAATCCATAGGTGGCTGATGAGAAGCCCCAGCCATGGGCCTTAGAGCGCAAGCGCTCCGTTCGATGCCTCTATCAAATCACACTCGGGTGTGGTGTGCAACCCCCTCTGTGAAGCTCTGTATGCCCGTGTGCGTGTGTATGAGAGGAGACTAGCATCCGAGTGCCACTGTGTCTCCCCAAGCCTCTCAGAGGACAGGTGTTGCGTTCCTGAGGTTTCATGTGTACTGTCCTACCCATGCCAAAGATTACACGGAAGGGCAAGCCGTTCCTTGCAGTAGCGGAAGCGGTAAAGCCCCTGCCCAAACCTACGAGCAACATGATTCCCTGCCCTTACTGCGATCGGTACGCCCTGCCTGCTGAGGGATACGGCGGAGTACGCAAGCACAATCAGGACCGTACAACGCCATGTGTGCCCTCACAAGAGGACGCAGAGAAGCGCAGAGAGCAGCATGCAGCCGAGCACAAGCATGCCCCTAAAGGCCAGTTGGTACAGTGGCTGAACAACAGGGGTGTTGCTGTTAGCGGCATGAGTCTCACAGAGCGTATCGAAAAGGCCAGAGAACTTGGACACCCCGGGCTTGACAGCCTGACTCAGTCCGCTTAGAGTTCTACTCATCGGAACAACGGAGGGACAGAGAGTGCCACAGATTCTGATCATGGACATTGATGCTGAGGGTGTCGAACTTCTTGACACACGCTTGTCAGGAGATACCCCAGAAAGCGTGTTTCGATCCCTGGAAGAGAATTTGGCTTGTACCGCTTCTCAGGAGTTCACGGAATGTACGCTGCACAACTGGGCACATGAATTCCATTCTCAGGGATTCCAGTTCAGCATGGACAACGGTAATGGTTGCCTAGTCCGTTTCGAATACCTTCCCTAGTGCTCTTTATCGTCTAGGTCTTGTACCTAGGCGGTAATGTCCGCTAGAGAGGCAAGGATCATGAATGTTCAGAATGCAGTTCCTCGCAAGACTGTCACGGTTCCTCAGCGTCTTATCGATATCGTCACGGATAAGGGAATTTCTTTCCGTGTGGCTTTCGGTAACCGAATGCTCAATGACGGTTCGCTGGAAGATGTGCCGGAAGTTGCTTTCTACGATACGCGGTATACGATGACTCAGCCTGTGCACCAACACGGTCAATTCGTGAACGCATACAGCGTCGAGACTCTGCTAGAGCGTCAGAGTGGCTATCCCCTGAATCTTTACGGGGGTCAATCGAACTGGACTATTGACGCTAGCGCTATGGCGCTGGTTAAGATGTGGCTTGTTAACGTTTTCCTTTCAAAGGACTAGTGAGATTTAGGGATTTTTCCCGAAAGGGGAAAGTCTCTATGTCTTCCTAAACCGGGAAGCGATGAAAGGCTTTACAATGGCTCAGTTCAGTTCGCTTGAGGTCACTCTCCTTCGTGGGAATGTTGATGAGAATGGCGGGGACTTCCGTACTCTCAAGGTTGGCGAGATCCATGAGGGCAGGCTGCACGGTGCTCTCGCATCGCTGTACAGCATTGGCTATGAGGTTGTGTCGGCTGTAGTTGACGGGGCCTCCTTCGTTGAGGAGATCTGGGATTCCATTGATCAGGGAAGCATTACGGATCTCTGCGACGCATTCGATACTTTCTGTGCTGAAGAGTACAACGTCGATATCGTGGTTGCTTTTCTCAAGGAAATGCCGAGTTCGGAAGTTCTCAACTGGGATGACCACGTTTGGTTCCGTGGCTCTGACCATGAGGACGTTGTCCGCCAATGGACCGAGGTTTTCTGCAAGCGTTATGAGCAGGTTGCAGGGGAAAACCACTGGGACCTGAAGTTCGTTGATGCGGATATGTTCCCCGATTGGATGGCTACTGACGATAGTTTCTGGAAGAATACTCTTGAAAACATCGCTTCTCAGGAATCCTCAGTTGTAATCGAATTCAACGATGAAGTTTACTACTTCGGATAGACAGTTTTAATCGTTTCCCAATTCCTTGGGAAGCGGTTATGATTGGCTAAACGGTCAGTCTGCTTTACCTGGAAAGGCTTTTTAATGGGTACATGGGTTGGTCAGTCTCCTTCTGAAATTCATACTGATGATCAGGTCACAGATGCTTTGGGACGTACCTTCGTTGCTCTGTCCGACGCTGAAATGGTGGCTGGGGACTATGTTGTCCGTGCATGGTACAGCAGTGACGAAAAGGATCTCATTCTCGACCACGATTCCAAGGTGACCATTACCTATGACGAGAGTGCATGGCATCCTGTTGAGAAAGACGACGACAACTAAATAGCCTTAATTACCGGGTATACCCTCAGTTCTTATAGAATTGGGGGTATACCCGTTTTTTATTCCCTATTGGAGTATTAATGCCCAATCAACCCTCAGTAAAGTTATGGACCAAGAAGACATGTACTCACGTCATTCTCTCAGCAGTGCTGACAACAGGCGTAGCTGCCTCTGTGACAGCCTTCAAGAGTGACAGTGGCACTTCCACACCTAAGCCGTCTGTCAGTGTCTCTACGGCCCCCTCAGAGGCTTCTACATGCCTAGCCAGTAAGGAGTAAGCCAGTGCCATACGAAGTCAGAAAAGTACGCGGAGGATATAAGGCCGCTCATAAAGGTACCGACAAGACATTCAGTAAGCATCCGCAGTCCAAGGAGACAGCTCGTAAGCAGATTCAGGCGATAGCCATCCACACTCACGAGTTCCAGCATGGAGCTAGCCACTGACAGGCTCAGGAAGATACCTAGCTGCCCGTCTAAGAGCCTGCCAGCCTCTCAGTGGACACAGAGACCCAGACTCTAAAGGATCTAGCTACAGAGCCATACAAAGCTTTTAAGAGCGAAGCGTCAGAGCTTTTGTGTCCAGACAGCAAAAAGTCCCACATTCCCATTTCTGAGAATGTGGGACTTTTCGTATTTCAACTAGAAGGGAGCGGGAGCACCATTGTTCGCTGCGTACTCTTCCGCATCCTGCTTAGCAATCTTTGCCCAGTAATCCCGCGCAGTCTGAGTGATGGCCGTATTGGCCAGGTCCCACACATTCGCATTCACACCAGCCGGGCACGGAAGAACCTCGCTGGGCTCATCGAGCTTGAGTCCATTCTTCTCAATGGAACTCTCATACACCATGTCGCCAGTCTCAGCGTCAACGAACTGGTCAAGTCCCTTGTCAGGCAGAGTCTTCAGCTTCTCAATCAAAGCCTCAACAGCCGCAGCAACCTTCGGAGCATCCACAGACAGACTGACCCACTCCTCATTCACATTTCCCGAACCTTCCAGGTGAGTGGGAAGTTCGAGAGTCTCAGCCGTGAACTCGGGCGCCTGACTTATGACACCATCCTGAGACTCAGCAGCGCGAACAGCGTACTCTAGACGCTCACGAGCCTCAGCGTCCTTAACCTTCTTAGCCTCTACCTTGCTCATGATGCGCTGAACGCCCTCAGTACGCTCCTGATCCGCCTTGGTGGCCGCAACAGGCTTGGGCGGAGTGAAGCCCTTGAGAGCCTCCTGAGCGATGCTCTCAGCGTTCTCAGCGGTGACGTCCGGAGTCAGGATGAACCACTCAGTGGTCAGTCCACGACCCTGTGAGTCAACCAGTTCAGCATCTGCAAGAATCTCCATGGCCTTGAACGTAGCGGTGTGATCCCACTTCTGATCGTCCGCAAGGTCACCGTTCGAAACCGGATCGGCCTCAGTGGCTTCGAACGTCTGAAGAGCTACGAAAGCCTCAACAGGGCTTACAGTCTCAGTACTGGTCTTACGTGAAGCCATTGTGTTTCCTCCTTGTGCGCTTCCCCTTTAGGAAGCTAGACCCATCTTAGGCACATGCAGTACATGCTGTCAAGCCAAGTCCTAAGGTGAGTCAAGCCCACTACTTGTTGGGAACGTAAGTCACTGTACGTGTGTGCGTGGTGAGGAAGCGGGCAACCTCAGCACTCATAGCGAAATGTATATCTTCAGCGTCTGAGTGGGAATACGATTCCACGGATTCCCGATCTTGATTAACGGCAACCGTGTCGTAGTCCTTAGATGTCCAGTGATCCCGATTCTTGATTGCAAGCTTTATACCCTCAGGAATTTCGTCACCACTATTGTTGAAAACACGGGTTTCGAAATACGAACGAGTGACAATCGTGGAGATGGAAAAAGCTCCGTGGGTCGTTTCGTCAACTACAATACGCGGTTCCATCATCAGCCTCTTTCGTTTGGTTCCCTCTTGGTTAGGAACCTGAGAGGACAGTAGCGCGCTGTCTACCATCCTGTCAAGCCACTAAGCATACGAGTTCAAAAGCTGTACGAATGTACGGTGGATCTTCATGGCTTCACGCTTTGTGAAGTGTCGGTATTGCATACCTACTATCAGAAACTTACCAGGTGTAGCAATACCGTTGTAATATTCCCGTTCCTGCACCTTACGGGCTACTCTACCTACGTGGCCGTTGAAGATTACTGTCTCATACTGTCCGTTGGTGAAGAGCACAGTTGAGACAGTCAATTGCTTGACGGTTGTCAGGTTGACGTGTTTGACGTAGGAAGTCATTTCAGATTCCCAGCTTCTGAGCAATCTTGACGACGAAAACTGTAACTGTGAACGCGACACAAAATGAGGTGAACATCAGAGGTTACTTCCTATCCAGAACAAGCCGACGACAGTAGTAAGAGCGAGAATGAAGAAGAGAGGAATTCCTATAAGGAGTGCTATTCCCTCGCCTATTCTTTTAAGCATCATTCCTCCTAGTAATCCATACCCGCCGCTATTCCTTTCGGAATAGAAACGAGTAAAGCTGACTAGACAGTGTGCGTCTTGGGGAAGAGTCCACGCTTACGAGCCGTAGGCCTCAGGATTACTCGTCCGCCATACTGCTTGGCGAAAGACTTTGCGGCCTTTTGAGTGAGCGGAAGATTCAGACCGAACGTGATCCGCTTGTCATTGGTGACCACGTAGTGATCGTTACGGACAAGCGTGTACGGAGGATTCATCAGCATTTCTAGCTCTCTTCTGTGTCCGTGGTGCGATGTAGGAAGACTATCAGGTGCCAACAGCGAAGCGCAAGAGGGACTTTTCGTCACCCTGAGTCACAGGGCCACGCTGGTCAAGCACCTTGAACTGCCATGAACTATCAACTCGGAAAGCCTTCGCAATCCGAATAGCATTACCAGTGGCAAGGAGACTCGGCCAGATATCGGCAACCTGAGTAGAAGAACCACCCGAAGCGTCATAGACCTTGAGAGAAATGTTCTTCGCATTCTCAAAAGAACTCAACTTCTTATAAGCAGCGCCGACAAAGACGATGGAATCCACATTCGAAGGAACTCGGGCAAAGTCGATGGTGACAAGTTCATCGTCACCTTCACCCTTACCCGACTGGTTGTCTCCCGAGTGAACGAGAGAGCCGTTGCCGAACGGGTCGAGAGAATCCAGACCAGCAAGGCGAACAGGTTCGTTGCCCTGACAGGCAACAGCAATCAGATCAAGGTCAGTGCCCACACTCTTCTTGATCTTGCCCCAGAGGCCACCAGAGCTACCAGCGGTAGTGTCCCAGGAAACACCCACAGAGAAGTGGGTGACTCCGTCGAGATCAGCGGCGTCGTCAGTCTTCTTAAGAACGAGCATTTAGATAGTCTCCTATTTCAGATCTTAATGGCAGAAACGTAAACGATTTTGGCAGTGTCGATGATAGTTATGTTACCGTGCATATTAGTGTCGACGAATATTCCTTTCTTATTCATACAGTCCCGCAAGTTGTTTATTTCGCGCAATTCTCTATTGGTGAGTGTTATTGAGTGTGAATTACCCGCGAATACGCAGGTGATGTTGTAGAACACTTATGCTCCCAAAAGGCTTTCACGAACACTCTGACGGACAAGAGCAGCACCACGAAGGAGACTTTCAAAACGCTGCCAGTCGGCATCAGTCATCCTCGTGTGACCAATGGGCGACTCACGGCGTCGGCTGTCCTTAGAAGTGCTCTCAAGGATCGGAGCACAGGCATAGTCGGCACCGTACACGGACGTCATCTTTCGGTGCATGATCTGAATAGCCTTGCGGTACTGGACTACACGCGGGTTGTTGGCAACAGCGAGCATGATCTGAATTTCGGTCATCGAGTTTCCCTTCGTTTCTTTCTGACAAGATCTACCCTGCCATACCCACTCTCGGGATTCAACCCGAGAATGAGTAAAGCCGTCTAGTCCTTGAGAGTGACCTTAGACCTGTCTACATCCCACATTTCATTAGTCTTGTCGTCAAGAACTATTACACGGCCATCATTGACATACAACACTACTCCTGTTTCAAGGGTAAGGGTTTCCTTGTTGTAGCAATTGCCCTTGAGATAGTAAACATCCGTTCCAATGAGAACGACTTTATTGGTACGAAAAGTATTGAAGTCCTTAACGGCTGCGCGAGTAACGTCGAAATCCATTATTACGCCTCATTCTTGAATAGGGTCATTGCGTGTCGTTCACCGTGGAGCCATGAATTACAGCCCAAGCAGATAGCTGTACTGTGCTTCAGAATCCCACAGTCACACTCGTAATTTCCTGGAACTTCCGGCCAATTCATGTCAGGGAATGAGTCCTTAAGACCATTGACAATGAAGGTCAAACACTCGCTATCGTGATCTTCCCAACCCATTCCCATAGCCACCGTGAAAGGCCATTCAATGGCACTCAACGGCTCTTCATCGTGCCCATGATCTGAGTAGCAATCTCCACACTCACCATTCGCATGGTGGTGCAGACAGTTGCCACACACCCAAGTGGTTCCATAGTTTTCCATTGTTACTCCCTACTAGGCGTACAACACTCCTCTAAGACAGGCTTAGAAGAATGCAATGCGTCTAGTCCAAGTTCTCGCGCCACTTCTGACGCTCAGAGCGTTTCATTCTGCGGGTGTGTTTTCTGCCTGCGCGGTGTTCTCCGCAGCACTTGCTACCACAGAACGGCTGACCCATCTTACCCAGCATTTTTGCCATATAACTACCTATCAGTTTTCACGAGTAAGGCCAAAAGCCTCACGGAGATAGGGCGACATGTCATTGACAACGCCCTGCCATTCCTTGGCCACCTGCCGCTCAATGCGCTTGGTGGCCTGTCGTGCGCCCTCACGGGTACTCAGAAGCTTCAGCTGCGCACCACTGGGAGTCTGACTCCAGAACCCCTCAGGGAGGCCAGCACACGGCATCACACGGACACTGTGAACCCTGATACCAAGAGCCTTGAGTTGACGCATGAGACCCATCTCGGACTCAGCGTTGGCCACAACCGGCTGGCCGTACTTGCGCCAGTCGCGGACAACATGGCTGCAACGGCTTGAGTGGACGGTAACAGCGTCATCCTTGACGAAAGCACTGAGGAACATTTTTTACTCCTTGTGAGGCCATCGTAGATCTTTCACCACTGACTAGGTGAACAACACCGACCCTAGCGCACTGTCTAGGGGCGATGCAAGTCAACTACTCAGAAAGAGCGTTCTTTGCGGCCTTGAGTGCGTCACCCCAAGTCTGACCGCCATCCTGCGCACACTGGGCATTGGACAGCAGCAGCGAAACCTTGGAATCGAACGTCACCTCTTCAGCATCCGTAAGATTGATGAGAACAGTCTTAATCGGCTGTGTCTCATAATCTGACAGAGCGTCAAGAGAGACACCAAGACGATTCAGTACGTTTCCCGCAATGCATCCTGCAATGGGCGTTCCATCGTCATAGTGTACGTAGTGACACATGATTGCGGCAGTCTCACCAAACTTGTTACGGGAAGAATGCCCCTCATTGTTGACGTAAATGAAATCCTCGCCCTTTTCCTCAACCGCCTTTTCAAGGGCATCGAGAACGTTTTCCTCAGTAAGCTCGATCATTTCTGCTCCTATTGTCTCTAGGTGGACAACACCCTACACACATCGTGCATAGGATGCAATGCATCTAGAAGATGTTCATAATCTTCTTGACGATGAACAGCCACATTGCGAAGGATACACCCATGAGAATGACGATCGATCCGACAGCAATTCCGGCAATTTCAAACGGATTCATTGTTTCTCCCTTAATTGGTGGAGTAATCCGCATAAGCTATAAACCCACAAGGCTTACGTATTCTTATGCGGAAAGCTCAATCAACTAAGGAATTCTAGCCGAAAAGCTTGGCGAACTCAGCGTGCGAGAAGCGTTCCATGGTGTTGTCCTCCCAAAGTACAACACGCTCGTTCTTGTTCGTACCAACGGTGATGCCCCACACCTTGTCACGACGAACAGCCATGGTATTACCTCCTGTTTTGCTTCCTGGTTAGGAAGACAACACCATCCTAGACACAGGTTCCAGGGTGATGCAATCCCTCTAGCTCAGTAATCTTTCTCTGCCAGTCGCAGCCACACACGGTACCTGTCGAGGATCTTCAGAGCGTAGTGCAGTTCCTCAGCACTGTCGTTCATGTCCCGAAGATACGCAAGGGCGTATGAGTCGTCATCAGGACCGTATGACTTGAAGTCCTTGACAGATTCTCCCATGTCCCACACCAGTCGGTCACAGATGGCAAAGCGCCATTCCTGCACCCATGCGAATTGGTCATGATCGTCATAGTTGACTATGGCATGTTCAAGAGTTGCTCTGTCCATGTCTACCTCTTTCCTTGCTTGGCCTCAATATAGGCTTCCAGCGCGTCAAGTTCAAGCCTCTGACTGAAGTCTGAATCTGCATACTCACGCGGAGAAGCAAAGTCCCGAATGTTCATGTCATCCGTGACTGCACCCATGGTACTGAGGACGGTTGAAAGCGGCGAACCGGGCGAATGCCACCATGATGCAATGGTCTGCGCAACCGCATCGGAGATGGTAGTTCCGTCTATGAGGAAATCGTCTACCTCACACTCAACTATGTAGGTAAACGCGTGGTCTGCCTTGTTCTGGTAAACAATGTTCATCTCTACCTCTTTACTTCGTCAGAAGGTCAAGATAGTGCCAGTACAGTACGACTGACTTTTCACGCCAGTAGTCAGCGTAATCAGACTTCAGACTCAGGTCATTCATACGCTTTTCATGGAAAGCCAACCGACGTTCCATTTCTTCTTTAGAGATTTCCATCTCTACTGCTTTCCATGCTCAGGACACGGGGACAAGAACGGTACATCAGGGGACCGAGGACAGCCACAACGCGGATCATTCCAACTTACGTCGTGTCGTGTGAGCATCCATCGGACAATCAGACGAAACATTCTCTTACCTCTTTGTCTGCGGTGTTCCTTGCTGACAACCAGAACACTACATGCCCTGAACCCTCAACGCAACCCCTGACACAAGAAGAGTCCCACATCATCTCTGACATGGGACTTCCTTGATCTACTTACAGTCTGAACACTGACAACGACAACCATCGTCGTAGTGCATGCACTCGTACTCATCATGTACAGGACTCAACTTATTCAGTTGTTCCATGATGCTCTCAACCCTGTCTGCTGTGGTGTTACCAGGTTGATACAGCTCACCATAGTTGGCAAGAGCCCTCAAACAGGTGCTTACGTCTTCGTATGACAGCCCTGTAAGGGCGTAGGTAGGTTCCTGTGCCTCCGATGGCTCAGAGGGCGTTAGAGAGGCACTCAGAGGCTTTGAGGGATATTCGGTACTGCACTTTCCCTCAGCGTGTACATGATGCTTGGAGCACATCTTTACACGGTCAGGGTTGGCCAGAGACATATCAGAATCCTTTCGCATCGAGATCAGCTTCACAGAGAATACGGTAAGCCTCGCGGAGAGCCGTAGGAACAATCTCCAGTGTTTCAGCATCTCGTTCCAGGGCACGCATAAGAGCACGAACGTGCGCTATGTTGAGTCTTTCAAGGCTGGGCAGTTTATCCACCACACTGCCAGGAAAAGGCGCGGGAACAGATGGAAGCCCGTTATTCTTGTTCACTGTATTCTCTGTCCATCTTGTCTGCATAGTGGTTGAGTGCATCAGCCCATTTACGGGCATCAGCAACCGTCAGGTTCAAATGTACATCCCTGCCAGGGAATTTGGCAAGGGAGATGCGTACTTGAACTCTCATGCCCTCAGAGAGCATTGTGAGCCCTGTACGTCCTACCAGAGCAAGCCAGATGTCCTTAGGCCTACCAGCCATTTTAATTCTCCCTGCAATTGTCGTAGCCACACCAGGCACGTGTATGAGTGAGATTGGGATATGGGCAGGGATTTACACTGGCTATAGTAGCCTGAGTTTCTGCCAGATCAAGAATGTCCTTCAATTCCTGGAAACAGGGAATCAATTCGCCCTGAATGGCAGTTGTGGCAATCATGCCACGAACCAAGCGAACTTGATCTCTTGTCAAGATCAGCGGTACAGGTGTCTCACCAAGAGTTGGCATTGTGTTACCTCCTAGAAGGAACCTATCAGGTGATGCGGGCCAGGACAAGGGGTTGAGGAGTGATCTTTTGTACGAAGTTCTTGATCTTGGTCTTCATACCGTCTCCACCACCTGAATTCCACCAGAAGTAGATAGAGAGAGCCAGGAAAAAGGCGGAGACGTAAGCCCACCCAGTGTGTTGGAGTACTGAGCCTATCAGCTCAGAGGACCAACCAAGCATTGCCCAGAAATTGGTTACCCTTCCTCTGTTCTCTCCGACTTTCAGTCTAATAGTTCCCCTTATAAGTCCATAGAAACAAATCATTACACCAATGATAATAAATATGAAACCTATGAACATTACATCTCCTTAATTACTACTTTCCAGAAGAAACCACCAGAACCGTAATGCAAATGCTTGTGTCCAAAAGAATACATACATCTTTTAGGAATCCATCTTACAAATCTTATAGATTTACATCTCTTTGGTTTATTCATAATTACTTATATTTCTGTATTGATAATTCTTACTTTCCAAAGAGAATAATACCTACTACTTATCTATATAGTTTATTTACTATATTTACAGTTAAATACTAGTTACTTATTATTAGATCGAAGATCTATAGAGAGACTAATTGTCTTAGAGGGAGAGCGTCAGCTCTTGACCAGACAGACTATATAAGATACATATAGATAATGTCTGGTCAAGAGCCGTATAAGAATTTACGGTAGCGCTTCGACGTACCAGAACCTACCAAACTTCAGGTAGGGCTGTCAAGCCCTAGTAGATCACTCGTCTCTTCCGCTTACCACAAACAGTGCACTCCCTTTCCTGGACAATTCCATATGGCTGTGTAATCCACTTACCCCACTTGTGGAAGATATGCATTACTTCACTCCTTCATTCAGATTTCCGATAGCTATATCAATAGCCAATAGCGCTTCATGGAATGTCGTCTTGCGCCAATAGCAGCATTGGTCAATGCATTCTTTCCGAGTCTTGTTCCCTTTCTTGATCTCGCGGGCATAAAATGCTGCCTCCTCTTCAGGAGACAAATCAATCCAGCCGTCAGAGCATGTCCAGCACCACCTAGCACCACGATAAGAGGTCTGGATTACTTCATTGGTCTTGATAGGCCCGTGGAATGTCTCGTACGTGTGGACGTGCTCTATCTCGAACAGTGCTTGCTGCATTTCAGAACTCCATTTCCTTTGTGATCTTCGCAGCTATCTCACGGATACCGATGTGTTCCCGGACAGTCACGGACTGAATGCCCGTAAGAGCAAGCGTGTACAGCTCTCTCCCGCATTGCGGACAGACGGAGGAAGGAGACAGGCCACCATGCGTATGGATCTTGCCACATGGGCACTTGAAGAATCCTTTGAGGATCATTGCTGTACGCCTCTCTGAAGAGATCGTTTAGGGTCAGTGGGGAAAGGGTGCCCAAGACTACTCCTAGGCTGTCCTAGGCACCCTCTAGAGCTTACTTGACCAACTTGCAGCGAGTCAGGGAAGTCTCAGCGACACCCTTCCATTCACCATGGGCCTTGACCGTGCCGACAAGCTCAACAGTCTCACTGATCTTGTCGTCAAGGATGCCGCTGGAAGAGAACCACTTGAACACGTTGCCCTCGACGTCAAGCATGCGGTACAGGCTAGAACATCCGTAATCCCCATCAATGAACTTGACAGACTCAACGGTGAGCGTGAGGGTGAGCCGTTCCTTTACAGCGCCTACGTGCTTACTGGGGGATTCCTGCTTTTCTACCTTCTTAATGAAAGTGGTCTCAAGGAATCGTGCCCAAGCCTGAGGAGCACTTGCCAGCAATCCCAGATTCTTGAATGAAACCTTTTCAGCACCGACAACACTCTTCATATTGACGACGTAATCACCAGGGCCAGAGAAATTGTCGGAAAGAATGAATTCCCTCAATTCCTCAGCCTTCACATACATTTCCTCACTGTGCTTGGAAATGCGCTGCAATTCAGCGAGGTAATCCGCATTGTGCTTGGAAAGCTGGGGAGGATCGATAACATCCATGACCATTCCCTTAGTGGCTCCCTGGTCATTCGACCGCTTGAAACCGTACTCAGTGACACACGCCCATGAGATAGCCAGCGCACTCAGGACAGTGACATCCTTGGGGCCATTGCCAAAGCCACCTGAGAATGCCTCAACATCCTTGTCAGCATTCGTGTAAGGGAGTGCAGTCCATCCTGTGAAGTCTTTGATACAGGAAGAGCCGACCTGAACTTGCTCACCTGTCTCGTCATTGCGCATGACGTAGGTGACATGGCGCAGACGGTTGGTCTGGCAGTGGTCACACCATCCCTCACGAAGCTCTGTGCGGTCCACAGGGGCAGCGCCGGGATAGCCACGGACAATCAGACCAGCGTGCTCGTCATAGTCCAGTGTGGCAATGAATGACCAGCCGGGAAGCTTGGGGGCAACACCTGTGATCCTGGTCAAATAGCTGACCTTTTCGATCTTGACTCCGAAATTGTTCTGAATCTCAACTATTTCGGAGTATTCGACAGTCAATCCACCAGGAATACCACGCTTGGCACAACGCGTATTGATCTTCTCAATCTTCTCAAGAGTCAATTCCAGTTCATCCCTGGAAAGGCTCCATTCCCACGTACTGAATTCCTCAGTGGGAACAGTGAGCGTCTCCTGAATGCGTATGTCCCGTGCTGTCTTGCGCTCAATGTCACTGATCATGCGTGCCTCACTGTTGACCTTGACGCAGGTCTTGCAGAACCTGAATCCCTCACCCATGCCCGCGATGACCATACGTCCACATGCGGTGACGCGATCACTGACGATGACGTGACGCACTGAGCCATGAAGCCTGGCGCCTGTTGTGATCTTCACTGTGAAACCTCTCAGTGGCTGTATAACGAGATCGTTTGAGTGAGGTGGACCAGGGAGGCACCTAGAGTCTGTAAGAGCGTCCTAGGTGCCATTCTGTGCGTTCTAGAGGGCAGCGAAGTCAATGACTCGGATGATGGAGGACCAACCACCCTTGGGATTGCCCGAACCATGGCGAGTGCCGTAGAGATCAGCGATCAAAGCATTGTCCCAGGTGGCAGGAACTCCGCCATTGAAGGTGTGCCATCCAAGATCCACAGTGACACCTGTCTCCACTTCAACACTCAGGTAGAACTCCATTTCGACCATGGGGACGTCATTCTCAATGTCACAGCAAGGGCCGTTGATGGCTCCGTGCTCGCATCCCTCTTCACGTACCTCTGTAGGGGCAAGGATGAATTCCCCATTACGAATGGCCAGGGGAATACCGTTCAATTCCCCAAAGGGGATATCCAGGCACGGCATGATACGAACACCGAAGTCCTCGGAATTCGCCTCACACACAATGCCCTCTGCATCACCATTGCAGACATCCCCGTATTCGTGGGAAAGGATATCTGCGACGGAAAGAAAACCACCTGCGAATACATCATTCTCACTCTGACCATGACGCTTGGCCTCACGCTGAATGTCACGGCATCCCGGAGTGTGATAGTGCATATTGCCATTGGTGCCAGGGATCTCCTGAATGACACAGACAGTCTCAGTCATGGGGTTGTACACGTAGTCCTCTCCTTCACTCTCAAGGATCTCAGTGATCATCTCATTGACGTTGGGGCAACGGGTGCAGATGCCCTCAGGAGACAGGAGTCCGGTCCAGTGACCACATGCACTCTTCTGACGTGTCTGAAGCACTACGCCACTCACGTCATGAACGCTCTCAATGTCCGTCTGCGGCTCGTTCTCCCCGTACTGCTCATCACAGTGCGTGCAACCCGTGCCAACGGCACACAAGCCCATACAGACACCTTCCTGAGTCATCCATGCCGTCTGCTCTGCAATGTGAGCGTGTGCGTCTTCTGCCTCCACGTACTCACCCACAACCTCAACCATCTCTGCCGACTCCCAGCGGTAGACCTCTTTGCCAGTCTTCTCAGTGGTCACCGTGATGATGTTCCGTCCCGTCATGCCCTCAGCACTCTCACGCATGGCCTCTGCTGCCTTAAGGGCAGTCGCCTTGCTCGTGTGCGTCTTCAGGTGCTGAATGCCGTTCGTGGTGACCAGGTAGACCGTTGTCATGGGGTGCTCCTCTGTCGTGTCATTCCTGCGCGTTAGTAGGACTCTCCTCCCATCAGGGCTTTCTGTCCAATCGGGACCATGATCCATACCAAGGCTTTACTGAACCAAGACCAAGACGTATACCCATAACGGACACATCAGGACACATCACTCTCACCAAGGAAAGATCAATTCGCGGGGAAATTTTGGGGGGAACAGAGAGGACCAAGGATGTCAAGAGTACTGGAGAGTATAGGCATAGAAGCTCTGTATGCCTCTCTAACAAGATCCAATATCTATGACCATCCCATCACTCCACTCCCTTCCTGGCAGGCTCTTAGAGAGCGATTTCACAGAGAGTGACATATGATGGGGGATCAGATTACAAAGGTTTGGTCATAGCTCTTGACAGATGGTAGGTTAACTCCATGCACATACTACGTAATTACTCAAAGAAAACAATGCAAGGCTATTGCTTAGCGTGTAATGGCATTGTCACTGTCATAAAGAGGGATGCTGAATACAGATGTATACGGGATATATCAACAACCCCAATACCAATGCCTATTACTCCCCCAAAAATGGCGCGCGGAAAGAATGAGAAACGGGAGCAGTCATTCATAGCCAAGACGCATAGACTAAACACACTGTATAACCTCACCTGGTATGACTATCTGCTTATGCTGGATACATGTAACTATGCATGCCCTATATGTAATGAGCTATTCACTAAGAACAGCCCACCACACATAGACCACGATCATTCATGCTGTGCTGATAAACAATCCTGTGGCAAATGTGTAAGAGGACTGCTCTGCCGACTGTGCAATACAGCTTTAGGCTACCTGAGAGACAGCCCATATGCCTGTCTAAGAGCCTTTGACTACCTCACTGGGGTCTAAGCACACTGAGGGGCTCTTATACCCTTACACAGGCATATAGAGCCCCTCAATACAATATCAACTACTCTGATATCGAATTCCCTCTTATCTCAGGCTATTCATAATCCATTCATATTCCCAATTCCTGAATACATGTATCCAATTCACTGTTGATTTAGAGTAATCAGCCATTACACATTGTGATATAGGACAATAGCAGTTAATATGATACAAACTCTCTGTAACTATTGCATAATATACATACGGTACGGATAGTTCATACCAGGATAGATGCTCCATAGGGCACACAAGGGCTATCACTCCCAATTCGGACAATGAAGTATGAATTCGGACATTAAGGGCATTGAGTGCATACAGGATGGATAGTGCATTAGGGCTATATAGGGAAGGGGGTACCTTTAACGACATATATGGATAAAAGGGGCAGGCCCGATCATTTTTACGAATATGCATTCTTTTCTGTATACAGTATCTATTTGATTTACGAATATGGCCTTTTATTTATATACAGTATCTATTCTGAATTTGAGTTATAGGCTTTTATTGCACTCAGTATCTCTTCTTCCTTGTACCATCCGTTCTTTATGCATTCGTCGTCACATATTTCTGGTGTATCTGATTCTGTATCGTGTTCCCATTGAATATGTTTGTAAAGGCCTGGATTGCTGGTTCCATGTTCCTTTGTCAGGTGTTCACAGAAGGTGTCCTCTGTAAGAGACAGGTACCAGGAAGGGTGCACTGGATAGCCCTTGGATTTGTGGAACAGGGGTGGACAGATATAACAGGTGTCTACGTAGTCTGGGCACATTCCGCACATTTAAATTCCTTGCTCTTTGGTTGGTTGGTGTGTTAGGGTCAGTCTATGGCACAGCGAAAGGTGTATACGGACCATGTTTTCAGTACGAGAAGAGAGGCTGAGAAATACGTAAAGGATAATTATTCGGAGGAGAAGAACTACATTATGCGGAATGCTGTAAAGGCTGGTAAGAAGGTTTCTGTCGGTGTGGAGAAGAAAACTCGTGGAGCGAGTAGTGATATGAGTTTCATCATTGTCATCTATGTTGGTTGATCGAGCGTAGCGTTATCTATGTTAGCTGAATAAGAAATACCCCCAATCCTTTTTATAGGAGAGGGGGTATTTCTTTTACTTCTTTTCTTTCATGGTTCCACTGCATCGGAGCATGGTGCAGGACTTGTTCAGCAATGCATTCTTGGGCAGTGATGTAGCTGCTTCATATCCGCAGACGTTGCATACTACTGTCATTCCCATTTTCTTTTTTCTGTCGAATACGCCCATTACGTAGTAATCTCCATTATTTATAATCTTCTACTTTAGTCATCTGTCCTTGACATCCCTGTCTGGGACACCGGTTTGGATTAGTACTTTCTGCCTTGCATTTCCTGCATATGTATACAGGTGTTTTAGGATCTGTTGCTGGTCTGGCCATAGTATTCCTTATCGTTTGGCTATGGAACCGTCATCAACTATTGTCTGGGCTCCTTTACAGGAGATACTCGGACAGCGCAGAAGAGAGGTTCTGAGGGTACACTTGGGACATTTTCTTACTGGTTTGTCCGGTACGGTTATTGGTCTTACGTCTTTCATTTTCTCTCCTGTTCTACAGATCTCTCGTAAAGGCATCTCTGAGGCGCTTGGAGGGGTCGTAGAGCTGCTGTAAGTACTCATAGGTCTCCTTGTTCCACTGAGCATCTGATAGAGCGTTGTGGAGGCCCTCAGCCTGTTCTGGTACCCGAGGGTTTCCCAGGCGCATGATTTCTTGTTTTATATCCATCGTATGCATGGGTACACTGTTTGGCAAGTCGATCATCCGCCCGAAAAGCTGGCAGAGGGCTACATGGTCGTATGCGGCATAGTAGGCCCACAGTTCAGCATTGGGTGTATCGGTGATGAATCTTTTTACGTCTTCTGCGATTGTTTTTCTCTGTTTTATACAGGGATAGTCAGTATGGTGTGATTCCCATACCAGTAGCTCTCTGTATGAATTGTCGATGTCATGTTCTCTGTACACGGATTCGATGGGCAGAGAGGGAATAACATTTTTCCGGAGCCATGGATGCTTCCATACATCTAGCATCAGTTGTGAATCATTGACAATACGATAGAGGTATTGTCCGTCTTCTCTGACCATTCCGATACTGATTAACCGGATGGTCTCTCCATCCTCTAAGAATTCGCAGTCATAATATATTCTCAAATTATTCTCCCTCTCTCCATGCCAGAAGTACTTTCTTGTCCCTGTTGGATGTAATCAGTACGCCTCTCTTGTTGTAGAGGTACCAGCGCCTTGTTCTGTAGTTATAAGCAATAGACTTTCCTCCTGGAAGTGGTTCCCGGGATGACCATTCGTTACTGTCCATATTATTCAGCCTTCAGTAGTACGGTACTTTTCTCTTTCGGCAAAGATTTCTTCATCTGTTCTGCTGATACTTGCCTGAAATTCTTTATAGGACATCTGATTTCTGAAGAAAGCTGTAGCGTCAAGTCTTCTGGCCGCAGATGCCACAGCTTTTACATCAGTACCATCCATATAGACAGTCAGATCGTATTCTTCTCCGTAACTCACGTCAGTTTCCTGTTCTCATTGTCAATTTCCTGGATAGTTCTTCCTGAGCCTATATTATTGCCGTCTCTGTCGAACAGATACCATCTTTTGGTGGGAATATGGAATTTTGCGTATCTTCCCAGCTTAAAAGTAACCTGGTCTTTCCAGTCGTCATCCATACTCATTTCAGACTTCTTCACCTGGAACGAGAACGAATACAAAGCCTTCTTCTCTGTCGAAACAGTCTACTTCTGCCCGGTCTATATCAGCAATAATCTTGGGAAGTTCCATTACTACCCCATACTCAGGGAATTTATTCAATATTTCGATCAACTGCTTAGCAAGCACTGTCTTTCCATTCGTCGATTACTTCAGGATCTGCCTGGATTCCATAGTCCGAAAGAACCTTATAGAGAATATTTTTGGGTAAGTCTCTGATCTGGTCGGGAATCTTGAACAGTTTGAACGCATATTCCAGCAGTTCAGGGGTTCTTGCTGTTAACTTCATCTCTCCACTCCTTAATTCTTTCGAAATATTCGTTTTCCAGCCCTGTTTTTGGATTAATCAGCAAAATAGTACTTCCTTCTGCGCAAGAATCGGTAATCCAGAGGCGATCCCGCTTTGTTACTTCATCATCGAGCCAGATAAAAGGTATTCCTGGACGATATCTGTTCATCCACTGAACTATTCTCTTGGTTTTCCAGTGGAGGCGCTCTATATTCCAGTGGTCTTTGTCCACCCACGCAATAACAGGAAGTTCTGGCAGACCGATATGCGGTCCGATCCATTCATTCGCTTCTGCTTCCCATGCGGTAGCCCATATCAGCTCACAATCAAGCTTCAACAGCTCGAAGCCGTCAGAGGCCCGTAGACGGACTTTCAGAGGCTTACCCATCTCCCAGCCCCTAGGACGCGTGAAATGCTCTGTATACCCCTCTGGAGAGCCGTGACGGGCACTCCATGGATTCAGAGGCCCGTCAACGTCCAACAGAATTACTGGTTTACTCATTTACTCTCCCCACCATTCTTTCCAGGTACTTGATTTCACCGGTATCAACCCACAACATTCGGTAATAGTGGTAGGTGTCCTCAAATGGGTAGAGTGGAGTACTCAATTCCAGCATCTTGGTCCTGAAAGCTGCATACTCCGCCATACTCATCTGCTGAATTTCATTAACAGTTATCATTTGATAAACCTTACTGAAAACGTCCATACTTGATCCTGTCCTTATTGCACCAGTCATGGAAAGCTACTGGCTTTCCTCTGTGAAATGTTTTTACGACCCAGCCGTCTGTTTTATGAAACTTTGTTATTTCATTGGAGCAATAAAGGCAATGGTAGCCCTTGGGTATTTCCAAGCGGCTAAGCTGCTCCTGCCAGTCAGACGGATATACTTGATCTCCTTTCAGGTTGTTGCACTTCTTGTGTGTCAGTTGAATGTTGTCCGGACCATTACCCCCGCCTGCTGAGCGGGGGATTATATGGTCACGGGATGCGTCTATGAGTTCTACATACTCACCACAGAGAGCACAGATACCACCGAAGTCGGCATGTATTCGTGTTATCGGTTTAGAGTAGTAGGAACTCTGCGTTGCATGTCCCATGAGGTACTCCTTCTTACTTGTCGTTCACTGCTTTCAGGTATTGTTCAAATGTGTGGTCAAAAAGGTAAGAACGCATGGTTGACCAACAGGGATTCAAAGCCATATCATGTTCTTTGGGATGTCCAGGCACCAGGCATGGACCCTTCTTACCAATATCAAGATCTCTATTCTTATACTTCATTATTTAACCTTTACTAGTAGTACCCCCACCAGTTCCCCATAAGAAATACTCTAGCAGCTCCAGAGATGAACCACAAGTGGTAGACACACTTGGATCATTAGTGTATGATCGAAGCACCACCGATCGAAACACAGTTACTAAGTATTTAATAATAAGAGATTTCATCTCTGGAAACTTACTTGTAGATATCTATCTTCAAAGCTTCGCTTCTCAGATAGATACTCTGGTTACCAAGAGAAAGTCAACCTCTTGACAGATGTACTACAGATATGTATACTTATCTTTATACTTACTAAAGATAAGAAAAATACTTAGATGGAGAAATACTATATGGAAAATACTAGTAATGCTATGGTTTCCAGAAGTCTTAGACTTAAGAAAGAAACATTAGTAGTTTTACATCACCAAGCAGAACTACAAGGATTAGGAATTACTGTTTATATTCGTAAGGTCTTGGAATCTCTGGTAGATAATCTACAGAACCAGACTGAACTAGAACAACTGACTGAGGAGTTAGGATTATATGAATCAAGAACTGTATGATTCTATTTATTTCTCTCTTACAGAGATTCTTGATTCAGAAACAGAACAAGACAGAAGAGTACTGGATAAGTTAGTTTCTCTGGCAACTGCTGGTGCCCAGCAGTATATTAATGACCTGGAAGAATCAATAACTTATCTTAAAGAAACTATTAAGAGAATCACTGATGACAAGATTTCTCTTCTCAATGATCTGAAGAATAGAGAACATCTTGACTCTTGAACAAGATCTTGCTAGATTCCTGGCTCAGGCAGTTTTTACTCTTGGAGGTCATATGACTATCTCCAAGGAACTACTTGACAGTTTGCCTCCCATTAGACTAGTGTGGGATACAACATCAGAACCTGGATATATTACGGTTGCGGTGATCAGCAATGATGTGATAGAACTAGTCGTGGAGAAAGCAGATGACGGGAATACAGAACCGCTGTTGGATGACCCGTTGCAATAAGACTCCAGTTGCGGTAATCTTGTACCATAATGGTAAAGAGATCAAGGTTTGCAGAGATCACGTCAAGAATGGCATCAAGCTTCCTAAGGAATAACGTGGATAAGAAATGCTGGATTAAGGCTTGTAAATCTGAAGCTAAGTCCGCTGGTTATATTAACGGTATTATCCGGCGACTATGTACGAAGCATGCTGATGAAGTTGTGCTGGATTCTGCGCATATGGAGTTTGAAGAGTAGTACTTGTGAACTGTTGGAGCACATGTTATAATGGCATCACCTCCTTAAAAACTCCTAGAGATCCTTCCGTTAAAGATCCAACCTCTAGGAGTCCTCGGGTGCGAGGAAGACGGTAATCCACTTGTTTTGGGAACAAGATAAACTCGGTTCGACTCCGAGGCATCCGACTTTGAGTTATCAGCACGTATATACATCCTCATAATAAATAATAGATATGATGTTCAATACCAGGTAATAACTCATTATGGCCCTTTCGTATAAAGGAAATACAAGCGGTTGAAGCCCGCTGAATATCAGTTCGAGTCTGGTGGGGGCCACCTGAGGCAGTTACCTATACGTGGATAACACGTTAAGGCCGTTCAGTAGCATGCATGCTAAGTCTGCTGAAAAAGGTAACACTATACTTTACGGGTTCATGGTTATCCCGTAGCGGAACACAACAAAAAACCATGTTTTGGCGGATTAACTCAGTGGTAGAGTGCCCGGCTCATAATCGGGTTGTCGTGAGTTCGATTCTCACATCCGCTACTGCGCTATAGTGAAAGAGTGTCACGCTGTGCTCATAACTCAGAGATTCCCGTGCGACTCGGGATAGCGCCTCCAATTCGATCAGCTTGACGACCTAGTGTGTCTGAGGTATGGTAGGTCATACGACATGGAAGTCTAGCCCCTGCGGGGAAGCACGGTCAATAAAAATCCATACCAACTGGGGCTACGGACGCTATGTCCTGACTAGGTTGTTAAACTGGGAGGCCCGCCAATGCGGTATTAGTGTTTAACGGCAGCACGACAGTCTTCCAAACTGTAAGCGCCAGTTCGAATCTGGTATACCGCTCTGGAGGTTAGCATGGCAGCAAAAACAACTGGAGAACAACGTAATGCAAAAGGTGAATGCTATATAACTCCTTGTGGTAAGAGTGCAAAAGTTACTATAGAGTACTACGGTAAAAGCGTTAAGGTATGTACAGGACATAAAGACATAGGTAAATTTACATAATACTTTCCCGAATGGTGTAATTGGTAACACGCCTGACTCTGAATCAGGAGACTTCCTAGTTCGAATCTAGGTTTGGGAGCATTATCAATGGAGATTAGGGTAACGGCAGCCCACGAGTTTTTGGTACTCGGTAGTCCAGGTTCGAATCCTGGATCTCCAGCTTTGATCCGAGTCTCTCAGAGATACAACACCCTATTGACACCATGACTTTGGCCAAGGTAAGGTGGACGGGAAAGATAGCGCTCGCTCGGACTCCAGTTTAGGAACAGTATGGGTTATTACTCAAATTTTGAAGTAGACGGAACAGATATACCTTTTGTAGCAGATGTTCTTAATGGTGTATCTGGATATTACTGGGATGTGTGGCAAGAGAACGTGACATTGTCATCATCCAAGTGGTATGCCTGGTTGACAGACTTACAAGAGGTTGCTAAGCTTTATCCCAACAACTACTTGATCATCTTGCGTTATGGAGAAGAATCGGGAGATATTTCCCGAGCCCTGGTACAGAATGGTACGGTTGTTGAGCAAAGGGCCACACTATCATGGCCTGAGACAGATTTAAATAAGTAAAGGTTCGTGTCCTACCTTAAAGGGCACTTTGTTGCCCCATGGGACTGCTGGTAGTGGTCACAAGCTTGTCACGCTTGAATCAGGCGGGTTCAATTCCCGTATGGGGCGCGTTTAACGGATAGGCCACTTTTAGTGGAAGGTTACGGCTGCGGGTACTCCTATTCAACCTTCAGTCCAGCAGAGAAGCGGCACAGACAAGGGTAGGGCCGCCAAGGTGGGAGTAACCTTAGTTCGTGGTGGAACTAAGTAGTCACGAGGGATGAGACCACCAGCCATTTAATGTCCCTATCGTATATAGGTAGTACGGAAGCTTCTCAAGCTTCTAGACAGGGTTCAAGTCCCTGTAGGGATACTAGCAACACACCTGAACAGGTCTCAAAGACGCTGGGGGACTATTAAAACGGTTCCTACAGACTGCTAGCCAAAATAGAGATAGGCTGCCTGTCAGATGCTACACACCGAGGAAGTATGTGTGGGACTCGACTCGGATACTACTGATGTAGGTATGCTTAGTATGTACATACTAATTGGCAAAGGCATCAGTAGGCATGCCGAAGTTACTCTGATGGTAGGGGTGCCCTGGTTTTCACCCAGGATGTCAACGCGGGTTCGATTCCCGTCTTCGGTACTTTCAATTCCATGCTAGAATAAAGCCATGAAAACATGTGGCAGATGCAATAAAAGTAAAGATCTTTCTTTCTTCTCCAAGAGAGGCACAGGTCATCAGGCATGGTGTAAAGAGTGTAATAAAGAGCATAAACGAGAATGGTTGAAAACCAATAGAAGTAAAGTTAAGGTCAATACTCTATGGTCCAAGTATCGTCTTAGACCAGAAGATTATCAAGCACTATGGGACAGGCAGAAAGGCAAGTGTGCCCTCTGCTCCACTAGTACTCCCACGGAGATTGATCATGACCATAAGTGCTGTTCCGGAAAGACTTCTTGTGGCAAGTGTGTAAGAGCAATTCTGTGCAAGAGATGTAATATCCTTGTAGGATTTTTGGAAAAAGATATAGGTATTACACGTAAAGCATTACGATACTGCCAGTTGTAGTCCCTCTGGGAGTACTTCAATAACTTTATGCCTTATACTGAAGAAGCTATAGCGAACTAATATAGTTCTTTCTAGAAAGGTTTAAATTATGGCTTTTGCAACCCCAACAGCTATTAAGGTAGCTTCCCTAGTTGCTGGTACAACGCAGGTTGTAGGCGTAATGTGTGCAGATGGACACAGCTACGTATATCCAACACCTACAACTGGTGGTGCCCAGTATCCTATTGTTCGTAAGTTGATCCCTGCTGATGTTCCACCAGGAACTGACAGTGGTGGTAACCCTGTAACGAATACATCTGTGTTGTGGACAGTTCAGATGAACGGAAGTACTTTCTCTCTTCCAATCGACTTTACTATCAATGACACAACAGACTGGGTAATTATTACTACAGGTACTGCGTAAGTTATTTGGTTTCACCAAAGTTGACAGCCTGCCATTGGGCTAGTACAATGGCTCTTGCCCCTTTAGCTTATTAGGAAAAGCGCGGCTCTTGTAAAGCCAAGTGCTCGGTTCGAATCCGGGAAGGGGCTCTTGTTTCTTGCTAGGAGAATGCGGGACAGGCAACGGAGAGGTTTCCTGCTTGAAACATAGATGCTATGGTGCTTCCTGTCTTTATCCATAGCATTGTTTTTAGGTTCTGCACAGTAACTCCTGGCACGGTCGTCTTGACTCGGAAGGTACTTCCGGGGTACAATAAAAGCCAAGATATGATCCGAGTAACGCTAAAGACCTGTGTAGTGGAACTGGATTGAGAATCCAGACCTCCACTTATGCTCCGGTATCCCAAAGGCAGAGGACATAGTTTCAAAAACTATGCTAGTGTCGGTTCAAGTCCGACTCGGAGTACTTTATGCTCGCATGGTGTAATGGTAGCCACGACGGACTTAAAATCCGTTGACTTCGGTCGTGTCGGTTCGAATCCGACTGTGAGTACGTGATACACTTAGAACTATGAAAATATGCTCTAAGTGCAGTGAAGAAAAAGATTTATCCGAATTTGGGATAAAAAATAAAGAAAAAGAACAGTATCAACCTTATTGTAAAAAGTGCATGCGTGAATATGGTCGTGAGCACTATAAAAATAATTCAGTTAAATATAAAGCAAGAGCTAAAATAAATAGGCCTACATATATTATTAGAAATAAGGCCTTTATTACAGATTATCTAGAAAAGCATCCGTGTGTTGACTGCGGTGAGCCTGATATAGAAGTACTTCAGTTTGATCATATAGAGATGCTAAATAAGCGTGGCGGTCGTATAGCTAATTATTTAAGTAGTTCTACCGAAACTTTAGCTAAAGAAATAGCTAAATGTGAAATACGTTGCGCAAACTGTCATTTTAGACGCACTAGACAACAAATGGGTTGGTCTGTATATTAGCTAAATATGCTCCCTTGGTGTAATGGTAGCCACGCCAGTCTTAGGAACTGGTCCTTCGGGGTGTCAGTTCGAGTCTGACAGGGAGTACTTTGCAGCCCAGCTTCATTTGGAGAATAATTTGAATACTTATAAGTTAAAGCAGCAAAATATTCAAGCTATCCAATGGACGGGAGATAATTTTGACGAACTATTGGATAATTTTTCTGAAGTAGTTAGTATATACAGTAATCAATTAATAGTAATTACACTTGATGGTCCTGCTATTACTAATCCAGGTTGGTTTGTATGCAGGGACATAGATAATAGTACTATTAGTGTTGTTTCTAGTAAGATGTTTAAAGCTTTGCAGATGGGGTAGCACTTGACAGCTCGGTAGTACACCTAGTAAGCTTCTCTACAAGAGAGAACGACAAGAACTTTCTAGGGGTAAACATGGATATCGTACAAGCAATACTGACATTTCTTGGAACTGCTGGTCTCATGGGTCTGTTTATTTGGATCATGATCGCCAAGCAGGGATGGAAGCTAGCACAGATTGTAGCTGGAGCAATTATGGGAATTCTGCTTGTTTCTAATTTTCCCAAGTTGCCAACAGCAGTAAATGATGGTTTGACTGGTATAGTCAACTCCATTAAGTAAAAAGCCTTCGGGCTATATGTCCTTCGTATAATGGTAGTACTAGAGATTCCAAACCTCTAAGCGTGGGTTCGATTCCTACAGGACATGCTCTCAATATAGGAAAATAACCTTCGAGTACTATATTGATAGATGGCTCTACTCCTTGTGGGTAGAGTTTATTCCCGCATAGCTCAACGGCAGAGCGCCTGACTGTTAATCAGGATGTTGTTGGTTCGAATCCAGCTGTGGGAGCTTAGATCCTGAACGCTGTCAAGGGTATCTTGCGATACGTCGAAACCGAGCCTGGATCTATTAAGTTTGACAGCGATGCGTAGATAAGAGATACTTCAAAGGGAACCGCTTGTCGGAGGTTCGAATCCTTCTCAGCCAATTCTATGGTTGATAGCTCAGGGGCAGAGCAGCGGTCATAAATAACTTTTATCGTCTATTTCTAGCTGTCTTTATTTTTAGGCTCTATAACTTAATAAGTTTTACCCGATGCGTAGCCAACAGTTACTTCACATTAATTGGTAATCAAAAAGCACTGTAGGCGTTTTTTCTAGGGTATGTTTTTTAGTTCCGATGCGAAGGTACGGGGTTACTTCAATTGATATGAAACCCATGGGGTTCGAATCCCCTTAAGGCATGGCGCCTATATACCTCACACCGTTTTTTCTAGGAACTTATTTTTAATTCTCCCCTAGGTCCACGTAAGTGCACTTTAGGGGATTATTTTTGACTTTATAACGTACCACACTACAAGGAGGCAGTAATGGCAAAGTTCAATCAGGTAAAGAAGACGGGTACTACTTCTCCTGTCAAGACTACTAAGGCAGCGCTGAATGCTGACTTCAAGGCAGGTTTTGAGCGCACTAAGCAGTCTGAGCTGTTCTTGCTGGCAGTTTCCAACTTTGTTGGTCAGGATACGTTCTACGAGAATGCCAAGAACCGTGATGACCGATTCAGTGACCTGTGTCGTACGGTTGCTGTGGATAATCCTCAGTGGTTCGAAGGATTTCTGGGATGGTTGCGTAATGAGGCTTTCATGCGTTCTGCGTCCATCGTGGCTGCGGCTGAAGGTGCCAAGGCGGCACTGCTGATCAAGAACGTTCGTGAGTCTGGTACTAACTGGCCACGACGCTTTATTTTGGCTTCTATGGCCCGTGCAGACGAGCCTGGGGAGTTCCTTGCTTACTGGGTGTCAAAGTACGGCAGAAGCCTTCCTGCGGCCGTTAAGAAGGGTGTTGCGGATGCTTCCAAGAAGCTGTACACCGAGTACAGCCTCCTTAAGTACGATACTTCTGTGGGCTACCGTTTCGCGGATGTTCTTCAGTTGACTCATGCCAAGGCCGCTAACCCTAAGCAGAATGCTCTGTTCAAGTATGCTTTGGATCGTCGTTATGGTAATTCTCCTTGGGATGCGCCTAAGGAACTTCCAATGATTTCTACTCGTGAAATGCTTAATAACTTCACTGTAGAGGTTCGTCGTTCTACCCTTGTCAACAACAGGGACGGACAGCTTTTCCAGGATGCTGGAATGACTTGGGAAGCATTGTCCGGATGGCTTCAGGGTCCTATGGATGCTGTCGCCTGGGAAGCTGTTATTCCTTCCATGGGATATATGGCACTTCTTAGAAACTTGAGAAACTTCCAGGATGCCCGAATCAGTGTCCCAGTGATGCAGAGTGTTCTTGCAAAGCTTGCTGATCCCGCGCAGGTTGCCAAGAGCAAGCAGTTCCCCTTCCGATTCCTTGCTGCCTACCAGGCCAATAAGGATACTCTTCAGATTGCTGCGACCCTTGAGACTGCCCTTGAGGCTTCTCTGAGCAATGTACCTTCTCTGAAGGGACGTACACTGATTCTGGTTGACCGTTCTGGTTCCATGTTTACTTCTAGTGGGGGAAGTCAGGGACTTGACCGAGCTGACACAGCTGCTATCTTTGGTTCTGCACTAGCACTTCGTGCCGAGGATGCAGATCTGGTACAGTTTGGTTCTGCTTGGGGCGGCAGCAAGCCTTATGCTACTGTGAGTTTCCGTAAGGGTCAGTCTGTTCTTCCTATGTTGAGTAAGTTCAAGGACATGGGTGGAACTGATACTCGCGCAGCTGTCAATGGTAATTTTAAGAATCATGACCGTATTGTGATCATCACTGATGAGCAGTACAATGGTTACGGTGGAGATCCTGTTGCTTCTGTACCTGCTAATGTTCCTGTCTACACTTGGAACCTTGGAGGGTACAAGGTTGCTCAGAGTGAGTCTGGTTCTAAGAAGCGTCATACCTTCGGTGGACTGACTGACAAGGGTTTCCAGATGATTCCTCTGATCGAAGCTGGACAGTCACAGACATGGCCTTGGGTTGCAAAGTAGGGTTTAGTCTGGTAAGGTAGTTATACCCGCTGAGGATCGGTTAAATCCTCACAATGGGGCTATCGTTCAATGGTAGGATGCGTGCTTTGCAAGCACATGATCGGGGTTCGACTCCCCGTAGCTCCACAACCCATAGTTGCAACTGTGGATAGCTATATTGGGGTTCGACTCCCAGTGGTAAACAATGTAGTGTTTATCCCTTAAAAATAAACGGGGATTTATGATTCGGTGCCAGAGCGGCCAATTGGAGCAGACTCTTAATCTGCCGGAGAAATCCTACGTGGGTTCGAATCCCACCCGAATCACAGTGTAGCTGGGAAAATTCTCGATAGACGGGGAACGGTGATCCCTCCCATTCAGGCAGCGTGCGCACCTGTCCTGACCATATCAGTCCTATATGCGGTTGCAGGCATGCGAGGGAGCCAATGCCCCTAATGCATGGACACTTATGATCCATTACTTCAGTTGGCAGAAGAGCGAACTTTTAATTCGACAGGCCCCGGTTCGAGCCCGGGATGGATCACTTTTTCCCGAGGAGTAGGATGAGGTTGAGGCAGTCGGAGATCCCCCCAACGGGAGATGGTTAGCGACGTGTAGGGAAAATTAACGGAGGAAATATGGCACCAGTAGCAGGTGATTTTGGTTTAGTATCCATTGAGGGTGGCGTAGGCTTTCTTATTCGCCTAGGTCAGTTTCTCAATGGAGATGGTTTCCACAATTATGAGCATGCCTTTATTTATGTAGGTGACGGAAAGATTGTTGAAGCTATGCCTGGTGGGGCACTTGTTTCTGACTTGTCTGAGTATGACGGTAGAACTATCCTGTGGTCTACTGGTTTAATTCCTCTCACAGCAGTACAACGTAATAATATTGTTTCCAGAGCCCTTTACCAGAAGGGCATACCTTACAGCTTCCTTGACTATCTAGCTATCGCACTGTATCGTCTTCATATCAAGCATCCTGGTGTAGCCAAGCGCGTTGAGGATTCTGATCATCTTATCTGTTCTCAGCTTGTAGCTGAGGATTATGATGCAGAAGGTGCAACTCTTACAGATCTTCCACCGTATCTTGTGACTCCTGGACGTCTGACTAAGTACCTGCTAAAGTTGAAGAGTCATAAGAAGTTGGCCGACCAAGTTCGGGGAAATTAATGGCAGTAACTTCAGTAGGTAAGGGTGACGATAAGCGTTACATATTTTCTTGTATCGCTTGTAATCCTACCTTTGTATCTGATAGATATTTTTATAGAGCTGTAGCTGTGTATATGAGAGTAGAGCACGATAAGAAGAAACATCAGTAATTTTGGTTCCATGGTGTAATGGACAGCATACCGGCCTACGAAGCCGTTGGTGGGGGTTCGAGTCCCTCTGGAACTACAGGGACATAGGACTGTTCTATGCTAGGGTTGTCCCTATCTAAACACGCAGGTCATAGAGTGCGTTCCAGCACGTACATACAAGCTGGTCGGTTAGTGCTCCGGATCAAAGCACATTTTTTCTTTAGCACTACCTTGGGAGTTGAAATGTCCCGTACTCGTAAAGACAGACCTTACTGGGTTCTGAAGAATGACCCCGGAATGGCTCGTTTTGCCAGGCATGATCACCTTGTCACTATTCGTGAAAAGGTTGGTGAAGAGCCAGTTTACCGAAGTGCTCTTGACAAGGATGGTTGGCACTGGCATGACGAGTTCCTGTATATGCGCCCTCTTTACGGTCGCTATGTTGAACAAGTAGACTGTGATCTTGACGTACCAGAGATCAGTGGTTATAGTTGGAGACATGCTAAGAACTGTCATTACTGGCTTGAGTACTATCCCAATGTGAAGAGTCACAAGGAGTACAAGCGCTTGACGAATGGTGCCAAGCGTTCTAAGGTAAGACAAGTACTGCACAGCGCGATTCGTGATAATGGGCACTGCACAGAAGAAGAGTACTGGGATGTGGACACCCACACAGATTCCAAGTATGATAGTTCTTACTGGTGGGACTAACCAAGGAGAAGCAATGGCAAAGGCATATACCAAGGTCACCGTTCCTGGTGTTGGTAAGGGTGTTACAGTAGCTCCTGTGGACAAGAATGGTAAGCAGGAAGTGTGGATTGATCACACTACTACTCTTCGAGTAGATGCTAAGAAGCTAGAAAAGTAGTATTACCCCGCCTTCGGGCGGATTTGCCTCTGTAGTTTAATGGACAGAACGAGAGCCTTCTAAGCTCAGAATGCGGGTTCGATTCCTGCCAGGGGTACTTCCAAATAAGGAGGATATAGAATGGGTAAGAAGTTCAAGGTTGGCGATAAGGTCGATGCTATCGATGGTCTTGTCGGTAAGGTTGTAGGAGTTGACCAAGCCCGTAATATTGTAGCTGTTGAGTCTACTGGTGGTGAATCTACTGCCCCTAAGGGTATGCAGCGTACTTATCGTCCTGTAGAACTTGAGAAGCAGTAGGAGTTATAATGATTATTGTTGGTGATGTTGTCGTTATTGACAAGGGTCATTACAAAGGTAGACCTGCTACAGTTCGGTCAATTAGACGTGATAACTATACTCTTACGCTGAATGACACTCCTGGCCCTGAAGATGTTACGATTCGTAATATGAAGCGTGATGATTTTCATAAGAAGCCAGGAAAATAATAAAATAGCCCTTCGGGGCACCTGCCCGATTAGCTCAATGGGAGAGCGGCGCTCTTACAAAGCGTAGACAACAGTTCGATTCTGTTATTGGGTACGTTGCAGATAAGAAGGAGCGGTTCGATTCCGCGTACGCGCGTTGGTGTATGGCGCATATCTTACTGCTTCCTATGGGTCTGAACGGAACGATGATGGTGAAAACCGCATGCGGAATGCTGTCACACGTGGGTTCGAATCCCACCAGATCCACAAGTATATCGTTAGGAACTAAGGAAAATAAATGTGTGTAGATGGAAAGCCACATAATTTAGTGGCTGGTGCCCCTCTTGTACATAAAGATGGTAGCCAGTCACCTAGACTGATATGTACAAAGTGTCCTTATTCTACTAGCTAAACTTTGCGATTAGCCATAATCCTATTGAGGAGAAATAGTGGGTAAGCACAATAAGCACGAAATTGTATATTCAATAGGTGACCATGTAACTGTCGTAAGGGGCCCTTGGTCTGGCAGACGTGGTGTAGTTATTCAACGCTTAGGTTTCTTCAAGAAGAAGTACAAGCTTGTTTATACGAATGGATCTGAGAGTCCTGCTCTTCCCGCTGAGTATCTGGATTTCTATAACTGAATTATGCACATGGGCCTAATCCTGATGGCGACGGAGATACTCTGCAAAAGTATTGGCTACCGGTTCGAATCCGGCTGTGTGCTCTTGGGTCGCGGCAGATGTGAAGACCCATAGGTTCCCCTGTCGATAAGATGGCAGATCCTTAAAACACTTAGATGTCTGCCTAATGGAAGTGTCGCATAGTTGGTCTAGTGCACCGGTTTGCTAAACCGGAGGGTGTAACAGCTCCGCAGGTTCGAATCCTGTCGCTTCCACTTTAGAAGATAGCGTCATGGTGACAAAGCCGCCTTGAAAGCGGTGCCAGGTGTGAAAGCCTGAGGGTTCAATTCCTTTATCTTCTGCTGAGGGTATGCTCACTACCCTATACAAGGACTACGCATAGTCAGGATCTTGTATAAAGATTTAAGTAAGCTGCGAAAAGAGATCGACTATGCAGACGTTCGCAGAACTGCTATATTAGTGGGACATGCTCCTATAGCTCAACGGTTAGAGCACCTGTCTTATATACAGGCGGTTCTGGGTTCAAATCCCGGTAGGAGTACGCAGATACTATAAGGAGAATAAATGCAGGATATTACTGACGAGACTTTCGATGAAGTTCTGACTTCCGATAAGCCTGTCCTGGTTGACTTCTGGGCTCCCTGGTGTGGTCCTTGCAAGCAGATGGCTCCCATGCTAGAATCTATAGCAACAGAGAACGAGTGGCTGGAAGTAGTAAAGATCAACGCAGATGATAATCCTGTATCGGTTAAGAAGTATGATGTATCAAGTATCCCTACTCTCCTTCTCTTCAAGAAGGGAAAGATAGTAGAATACCAAGTAGGTGCAATACCTAAGTTCAAACTTATGGGTATGATTAAAGAACATAACTAAATAATGCGGGTGTGGTGAAATGGTAATCACAAGACTCTGATAAAGTCTAGTCCCAAGTTCAATTCTTGGTACCCGTACTGCTGTGAAGTGGTCCAACGGAAGGGCGCTCCCGACGTTCGAGGGAGAGATCAGGGTTCGAATCCTTGTTTTGCAGCCATGGTGTTCGTGGTGTAGAGGTAACACTCCAGACTGTGACTCTGGCATCGCGGGTTCGATTCCCGTCGTTCACCCTTTGGTCCCCGATAGAAAAATCCACCTTTGGGGAATGCGCTGATTGCCTTGTACGCCTCGTCTATAGCGAGGAAGGTAAAGGATTGGCATCGGCGCACAATGGATGTATAACACGTAATTGGTAGCGTTATGGCCTGTAAAGCCATCCTCTTCGGAGTCTGGGAGTTCAAGTCTCTCTGCATCCACTTAAAACCTCTGTCAAGATTGAACAATCAGTTCTCTTGACAGAGGTTTTTTCATGCCCTACGCTGTACTACATGAACGTAATCATCTGCTACGCAACCTGTTGGTCATGTAAGTTCGGCTTCTGTAATCCTGATCCTCATCCTTGGTGGAATGCTGATGATGTGGAATATGCTGAAGAATACAATGAGCCCTTGCCTACTGGTTATTGTGCTTGTTATTGTAGCCAAGACGCAGTCAGTAAACTTGAGAAGGAGGAAGACAATGTATCTGTATGATCTGTTTTCGATCAAAGACTATTTGGAGCTGAAGAATGAAGGTTATGTACGTGAGCAGACTCATCCGTACTTTGATCTCTCTATACTGAACTACACGGAGAAAGCTCAATATGACAATCTGTGGAATGACGTAACGTCCCAGTGTCGTGGTCTTATCGTGAATTCTCATGACAAGGTAATTGCGCGTCCTTACGACAAGTTCCACAACTACTCTGATGAGGACAATCAGTATCTTGATTCTCCTGCGACCATTACCGATAAGATGGATGGTTCTCTTGGTATCTACTGGGAATACAAGGCGGATTGGGGAATTGCTACCCGAGGTTCCTTTACTTCTGACCAGGCAATTCACGCTACGTATCTTTTGAAGAGCCGATACAAGAAGTTTGTAGAGGATGCTGGTATTGACCTGACGTACATGTTTGAGATCATCTATCCAGAGAATCGTATTGTTCTGAACTATGGTTTTGACGATCTGGTTCTACTGGGTGCCCGGGATATTGAGGAAGGCTACACAGTCCCGCCTAAGAGCCTCCCAGAGTGGTTTGGGCCTAGGACTGCTACCTTCCCCTACAAGACGCTTAGAGAGGCCCTGGAGGCTCCTCAGAGGGTCAATGCTGAGGGCTACGTAGTATCGTTCTCGCACAATGAGCACCGAATCAAGATCAAGCAAGCGGATTACATTGCTCTGCACAAAATCGTTACTGGTTTGACGAAGCGTCGTGTGTGGGAGAACATGAAGGCAGGCAAGACACTTGAGCAGATGTGCGAGATCATTCCTGACGAGTGGCATGACTGGCTCAAGAAGGTGTACAAGGAGATCGTAATGAACTTCTGTGTACATGAGACGAGTATCGACAGTGACTATCGTCAGATCTGTAAGCAGCTGGACAAGGATTTTGGGAAGGACATGTGGTCCCGTAAGGACTTTGCTGAGCTTGCTACAATCCCGGATTGGTCTGACTACCCTGGTTTTATGTTCATGTTGCTAGATGGCAGAGATATCGATAGCAAGGTGTACGACCTGGTAAAGCCTGAGGCAGAGTAGTTACTTTCTGTATACATGAAAAAGAAGAGGTCTAATGTTATCCTTAAGGAGTAATAGCATTAGACCTCTTCTCACAGCACATTCGGGGTAGGAACTTTGGAGAATTGAATTGGATGACACGGTCTTTTGCTGTTGTCCTTTTCGAATCTAGCCCCAAGTGAGTTGCTGATGACAACACCAGAAACACCTTCATGGTCAGGGGCGGTACAGAGAGAACTAGACGGTTTGCAGCGAAATGTTGAAACTCGGCTTACAGATTTTTCATCCCGCCTTGACAAACTACTAACCTTGATTGAATATGATGCAGACAAGCGTTCACTAGAACTACGTTTCAGTACAGTAAATGACAAACTTGAAGACGGGGAAGATGATCTTTTAGCTCTAAAGGCTGAATTAAGGGAAGCTCTTCAAGGACTGAGACAGGATATAACTGCTGAACGTGTACGCTATGAAGCAGCAATCAATCGTGAAACTACAGCTAGAGAAACGCAGCATAAGTCTTACATTGCTTCTAGACAGGATCAGTTCAGATGGCTGTTGTCTATGGTGATGATTCCTATTGCCATAGCGTTAGTACAGCTTGTAGCCAGTAAAAAGTAGACACCGAGACCCGCATAGTGTAGTCTGTACTGCATTATGCGGGTCTTACTATTGGAGGAGGAACGTTGCATTCTGTAGTGAGTATTACAGAACTTGAAATCTGGGCCAAGGTTGATCAGAATATTTACGATATTCTGAGTGATTCAAGTCTTGGCCGTCTGTCAGCTAAGTCAATTCTTATTGAAAATGGTTTCCTCGTATCCGAAAAGCTCATTCGTACCTGGCGGGACAAGAACAAGCCTGTACAGGCAACTTTGGCAGAAGTTTCCGTAGCCAATATAGTAAAGAGTCATCAGCATGCTATGAACGTGTACGGCTCCAAGCCTGCTGCTACTTTGAAGGCTGAGAAGAAGGATCAGCGAGTTATTGCTTTCGGAGATTTCCAGATCAATAAGCATGATCCTGAGTTCCTTGCCAAGACAGTGGAGTTTGTTCGTGATCAGCAGCCGGATATGATCTGTCTGACTGGTGACGAGAGTGATAACAGTGCTGTTGGCCGTTGGGCCAAGGGTATGAAGGAAGAGTATGAATCCAATCTTCAGGCTCAGATCGATGAGACTGTTCAGTGGTTGACTCGTATTCGGGAAGCTGCTCCCAATGCAACTATTCATATGGCGCATTCCAATCATATGCACTGGATTACCAAGGCTGTTGAGTCACGTCTTCCTGGTCTTGCCACTCTTCGGGCACTAACTCCTGAAGTAATGTACGAGCTTGATGATCTGGAAATCAATTATCAGCACAAGGTATTTGAATTTCTTCCTGATTATCTGCTTGGTCATGGCCATCAGTGGGAACTGACATCCAAGACTCATGTCATCAAGGGTACTGAGCATGTTATGCGTACAGGCAAGTCTATTCTTGCGGGACATGTTCATCAGGCTGCTTTGCGTCCAGTGTTCATCGGTTATGAGGGTAAGGGTACTCAGCATGTGTATGTGAATGCTGGCTGTATCATGGACTTTGAAAAGGCGATGGAATCCAACGGTGGATACATCAAGGGAACCTCTCCCAACTGGTCCAAGGGTATTGTAGTTATTACTCGTGAAGCCGGTCAGAATTACACTGAACTTGTACTCGGCCAGAATAACGGAACCTTCCGTTATGAGGGAAAGATCTACTGATGCATACGCCTATGATAAATCTGCAAGAGTTTCACAACACCTTTGCTCCAGAGCAGCGTAATGATGACTTTCTGACAAAGACAGATCGGCGTCTTAGGCTCATGTACGAGGAGTATGAGGAAGTAACTGAAGCTCTTGATCATCTGGAAGAGACTCGGCTTAATCTGACTTCCAGCACAATGGAAGAGGCTATGGAAGCGTTGGCTAAGGAATTGGCTGACCTTCTCTATGTAGTCTACGGAACTGCTGAGGAATTGAATATTCCCCTAGAGCAAGTGTTTCAAGTAGTGCACAAGTCGAATATGTCCAAGGCTGAATCTGATGGTACAGTTAAGCGTAATGAGTTTGGCAAGATACTCAAACCGTCAACATATACACCACCAGATTTGAGTTTCATCCATGACAATCAATTTCTATCGACGAGTACATGATGAAGGAGACGTCTGGAGAGAAGAAAGCTGGACAGCTCATTCTGCTCCAGAAGTTCCTTGGGATTCAACAGCACAAGCACACCTTTCCTGTATGTATCTAGATGGTGTTCACTACGAGGGACCTAATTGCCCTCATGACACTGCTGATGATCTGAATCCAGGTTGGACAGTGCAGCAATAAAAGAAATATCCCCAGCCCTGTAATATCTAGGGTGTGGGGATATTTCTATTTTAAGGAGAAACAATGGCGAGAAGAAAAGCTTCCAGCAGAATTCCCAGACTTACACCACCTACACGACGAGCGGGATCGGCATGGGATCAGGTATTCCTTGGTAATGCTCCACAGACAAACCGAGTAGCTCCCTCTTCATATCTTGACGTAGGTGCTATTCGTAGTCAGTCAGCTGCCATTGCTGATCCTATTCTGTATCAAGAAGTAGAGATGGCTCTCAATGGAGATGATACTGATCTGCTTCCTTATCAGCCAACTCCTACTATTAATCCAGGAAGACCAAGAACTCTTGCAGCGGGATATGACGAGAGAAGTCAGTCTCTTCGTATTAAGTTCAGAGATGGATCGTATTATACGTACTATAATGTACCTCCGTCAGTATGGTGGAAATTCCAGAGAGCACAATCACCTGGACGGTACATTAATTCGACACTCAATTCGTATCCATACACGAGAGGTTTGATGTAGTTTGTCTATCCATAATAAGAAACATGATCTGGGACCATTCTTTACGCACGGTATTAAGCTGGAGAAAAAGTCTGCCATTTTTCACAGGTATCCTTCGCATGAGGTTGACTATCCATACCGATGGTCCAACTCAGTCATAGTCCGTATCCCATGGTGCCGTCAAGGCTTTGTACTGGGTCTGTGGCGGTCTACTGATCGTACAGAGGAACAGATGCTCCTTGAAGCTCTGGAAGGCCGTCAGATGACCGACAACGAGTTTTCCTCAGCGGAGAAGGTTCATATAAGAAGAACTATGATCAAGAATCAATTTTCAGCAGAACAACAAGAACTACTACTTGAAGCATTGGATATTTAATGTTTTATACGCGAGTGAAATCAGATGAGAAGATAAAGACCAAGGTACTCAAGAGATTGCGTGCTACTACTAACGATGAGCTTGTCAGATGGATAGACAACATTCATACAGCTATTGGTATGAACGTTTCAGAAACGAGAAAGAACCTGACCCCAGGAAAACAGGATCAGGTTCTTGTAAATATTGAGGACATGCGGGAAGGGGCAGTGTCACTTCTTGCTGCTCTCCAGGTTATAGAGGAAAGGCTTACCAAACCTTGATCAGCTCATAGACGAATACACCAGCAAGGTATACGCAGTACAAACCAAACAACTTAAATATCAAACCTATGAGCTTGCTTGTATTGAACCAACGCCCAAAGCGGGTATTGTCCAGTGATGCACCAATAACAGCACCAATAAATGAAGCAGCGAAGACCTTTACGAAAGTTGCTCCGTGGTGCTGTTGAGGCTGGTCAAACGGGTTGGTATCCATGGTGTCCTCCTGAAGGGTTGTTGGTACTCATACTTTAGGCTGCGTACTGCTGCCTGTCAACTCAGGTACAATATAATTACTGTGAAATTAATCTGGAGAAACAAATGACCACTGAAATTGATTTAGATGAATTAACTGCTGAAGAACTAGAAGCACACACAAAAACTATTATTGATCTAGATCCAAGATCTCAAGCATTCATTGATGAGATTGTTACTAGACTTCTAGTATTCGCGGATGAATTGTCTGGACATCCATTGTACGGCTATCAGAGACCTTTCGCAGCTCGGTTGATGGAATCAGTGATCATTAATGATGGAGCTACTGTAACAGCTCTGTTCTCCCGTCAGTCCGGAAAGACTGAAACCGTATCAGCTACTGTAGCTACCCTTATGATCATGCTTCCTCGTTTGGCGAAAATAGAGCCTTTCAGTGAGTGGCTTGATGATTTCAAGGAGGGTGTATGGGTTGGTGCCTTTGCTCCTGTGGATGATATGGCTAAGACTCTTTATTCTCGTATTGTATCTATGTTCGAGTCTGAAAGAGCACAGGCTATCTTATCTGATCCTTCTATCAATGAAAAGATAAAAGGGCGCGGATCAGAGATGAAGTTGGAGAAGTGCGGCTCTCTGGTAAGACGTCAGACTGCCCATCCTCGTGCCAACATTGAAGGTAAGACCTATCACATTGTTCTTCTCGATGAGTCTCAGGTAGCAGATCAGAAGGTAGTAGACAAGTCTATTCGCCCCATGCTTGCGTCCACCAATGGAACCTTCTGTATGACGGGAACTCCTACATATGAGAAGGGTGTATTCCACAGACAGATTCAGCAGAATAAGCGTAATGCTACTAAGCGTGGTGCCCGAGTCAATCATTTTGAAGCGGACTACCGAGAGGTATCAAAGTGGAATAAGAAGTATGAGAAGGCTGTAGCTGGTGACATGCTTCGTATGGGATTTGACTCTGATGAGTTCAAGCTTTCGTACCGTCTGATGTGGCTTCTAGAACAGGGAATGTTCACAACCTCTGAGCGTCTGGAAGAGCTTGGGGATAAGTCTATGGAGACAGTGAAGAGTTATTATACTTCTCCTATTATTATAGGTATTGATCCCGCACGTAAGATTGACAGCACTATTGTTACAGCACTATTCGTGGACTGGGATCATCAGGATGAATACGGATACTATAATTGCCGAATTCTTAATTGGCTGGATCTCCAAGGACATGACTGGGAATCTCAGTATCATAGAATTGTTGAGTTTGTATCCAAATATAGTGTATGGGCTATTGGGGTAGACGCAGGTGGAATGGGAGATATTTTTATCTCCAGATTACGAGTACTGCTACCGCATATAGAGATTGTAGATGTGTCTTCTCAGCGTCCAGCACAGTCAGACAGATGGAAGTATCTCAGAGAACTACTGGACAGAGGGCGCATAGGTTGGCCATCTCACGCAAAGACAAGAAATCTGCGTACATACAGAAACTTTATTCAGCAGATGTCTGATCTTCAGGTTAAATTTGAAGGCCCGTATATGTTGGCTGAGGCACCAAAAGAAGTCAACGCGCATGATGACTACTGTGATTCTCTGGCTATTGCCCTGAGTGTTATACCTACAAATCTGAATGAAGAAGTTGAGACGTCGAACAATATGTTCTACGATCGACGTAGGTCATAATTAATTGCGGTAAACTAATTACAACACTAGTGTTTTAACTTAAGGAAACTAATATGGCAGAGATGTATAAGGAAGCAGGAAGTAACGTACAACTAGCACCAGCTCCTAGATTCCCTGAAAGAGACCGTGGCGCAGTTAACTATGAAGCCAAGGGTGCAGCTAACCCAGAGCGTCGTGGTCCACTCCGTTTTGAGGAGGGTATCGCCACTGATACTGATGTCCCTAGTGACTTCCAGCTAGGAGCTATGCAGGGTTACGTAACAGCTCCTGGACGTCCTAACCACAATAAGTCTGTGTTCATCAAGGATGCTGCTGAAACAATGCGCGCGCGTGCTCACGTAGGTTCTGCCGCTTGGATTGATTCTGCAAATATGACTGGTGAATTTATGCATGGTGTAAATGTTGACGCCAATGCTGCACGTAGATTTGAAGAAGTAAACCGCAGTGGTGGAAGATACGAAAGACTTCACGGAGCGGTAATCACAGACTAATGAATAGTGATTTAAAGAACAGATTTACTTTTCATCCGTCAACTCCAACCACTGCAAGCAAGTATGAAGCCATGCGAGCCAAGGCTTTAGAGCTGGCATTGTGGATTGATGAGAATGCTCCTGAAAGCCGAGAGAAGTCATCGGCTATTACTAATTTGGATCAGACAGTCATGTGGTTTAATGCTGCTGTGGCTAGACACTAAGGAATCAAAAATGACTTTTGTTAATGAATTACAGGCAAAGTTTAATGCCTTGAAGGATAAGGCTGAGGGAGATCTTCACGCACTTGTTCTGAAGTTGGAATCAGTATTCGACAGAGTTCATCAGGTTGAAGTATCTGGTGTATTCAAGCAAGCTGTGCTTTCCGACATTCATGCTGCTGCTTCTCACGTAGAAGCTATTGCAGATACGCTGCGTTCCGATGTGGATGTAGCTACGCAGGCTGTTGATACTGCTGATGATGCAGTTGACAAGGCTGTATCTTAATAATCTCTTATACGTATTGGACGTGAATTATGGCCGTACACGCAATTGGTGGAACATTAACAGCTAGCACAGCTACTGCTGCCACTCTGACTGGGTGGGAGAAGTATATTATTGTTACTGCTACTGCCCCTAGCACTGTTGCTGGAACTCTTTCGGTAACTACTGATGGAACTACCGCTACTGTTAATGGTAACGATACTGCTTCTGTTAGAATTCCTGCCAGCGGTTCTGTAACTGTTGCAGTTAAGAATAACCTGCCTCGCCCTGCCCTTTCTACAACTACTCCTCTGGCTACAGATCCTTCTGCTTCCGCAGCATTTACTACTTACGGTTCTAAGGTTTCTGTTATTTCTGATCTAGCTGCTCCATTCAGCGTTGATCTGGCTGAGGACCCTGGAACTCTTCCTGTTTACAGCTAAGGAGTAAGCAGTGACAGTCTTCCATGACAGACGTAGTGCTGCTTATACAGAATTGTCCGGAGAGCCAGTAGAACTAATAACTGGTATCTCCGGACAAAATCCTCAGTATAGTGGTGGACAATTACCACCATTGAGTGATACTAAAGGACAGTATCCATTGAACGAGACTGCTTCAGTAGTCGATATGAGATAGGAATGGTATGGCTGCTAGCAGAGCACACTCAGCTACTTTGACTATAAATACAGCAACACCCGTTAATTTTCCACAGTACTTTGCGAATATTACTGTTATACATCGTGGAACCACTGGAACTATCTGGTTAAGAACAGACGGAGTAGCTCCAGTAATTCTTGCTGATGATAACCTTCCTGTTCTTCCTGGACAGGCTGTGACTTTCCCTAACGGAATTCTCACACAAGAACCTATTACTCGTGTTATCAGCGGAACCAGTATCGAACTAATTTCCGATACTGCTATTCCTTTTACGGTATATTGTTCTTAACGATAAACTATCAGAAGTTAAATAGACCCATTATTTGGACTCCCCAATCCACCCCCACAATTTTGGGAGAGCCTTATGGCTGTTCACATCACCAGCGGCACTACTGTGAGTAACGTTGTTACTACAGTTACATTTGCCAATTGGTATCACAATATTGAAATTATTAACAGAAGCTCTGGAGATATGTGGGCCCGTGTAGACGGAGTAGACCCTACTGTTGCTGGAGATGAGTGTTTCTTTGTAGCGCCTCTGGGTTTTGTTGATGTAGTTAATCCTAATGTCCCACCAGAACCTGCTTCAGGCACAACGTCAAATACTGTAGTTAAGATCATTTCTGCTGCCACAGCTACCTTTACTATTCAAGCAGGTGTCTAATGGCTTCTAGAGGAAGTTTTGGCGCAGGGCCACAAGGACCCGCAGGGCTGTCTACAGGCCCTGCCAGTGGTGACTTGGGAGGAACCTATCCAAGTCCTACATTACAGCCTACAGCGAGCGTAGCGAGCATTATTAGAGCTAATACTCTTGACCAATTAGCTCCCGCTGCGGCTAATGTTAATTTAAATACCCATAAGATTATTGGTTTGGTTAATGGAACTGTTAGTACAGATGCTGTAGCGTTTGGGCAGATTCCTACAACTCTGCCACCTTCAGGAAGTGCTACAGGGGATCTTGCAGGCACATATCCGGCACCAACACT